TTAAAAACAATTTCTTACCAAGAGATAGTTATGTGACAATTATTTGTAAGTATGATTATAATGACCCATATACAAATTCAAAAATTGCACAAACTTATTCATTGGATTTGTCTTGTATAGCTACTGGACAAGGTACAGATCAGTTAATGATAAATAATATTTTCGGTACATCTATACATAATAATGACCCTGCATATATAGAATTATATGCATCATATTTCTCAAATGGTATAGAGATAGATATACAAGAGCAAATAGAAGATCCAACAATACAAAGCTCAATACAATGGTATAAAAGAGCATCATCAGAAGACGGTTGGATTTTATTAGACGCTACAACTCAAGATGAAAATGAATTTAATTCAGAAACAACTAAGTGCTATGAAATAAGAAGATATACAAGTTCTGATGGAACAGGTAACTTTGTAACTGAAAAAACATATTCTGCTAGAGGAGGATTCATGTTAAGAGTTCATCCTGCATTAATTAAATCATCTGATGTTATTAAAGCTGTTTTTACTAATACAAATAAAAGCGGCGCTCAATATATAGCTACAGAAGTTGTATACGATACTACAGATATGATTCAAGCATATATAACTTCAAGTGCGGGAGATAAATTATATAAAGAGATAGATACTAATGGTACTATTCTTACTTGTATGATTAACTATCAAGGGCAACTATTAGAGAATGGCGATCCTAGATATGGTGACGATGATTATACTGGAGATCAAGACGGACAACAGGGCCTATTTGATTATTATTGGTTCAAAATGTCTCAAGATGGTTTATTAACATATAATCTTTATTTAGATATAGCAGGAGAAATTCAAATGCAATTAGTTACAGATGATACTGTATTAATTCATGCTCCTAGATCAATAAATATAAAGGTACATCATATAGACGATTTAAACATGTTCCAATGCTTCGTAGTAGATAAGAAAGTTGAAACAAATACTTATAATTTAAAAAGATTAGAACGATCATTGCCTTCAGAAAATGCAGTAAATACTGCTTCATTAATGGCAGAGACGCCTGATGACATAATAAGTTTGGCACATGATTTAAATAATAAAGATAGTAGGTGATTCAATGGCCGTAATTAATCTGGAGAATATTGCAGCGACTGCATCTATTACTATTCAATTAATTAAAGACTATTCAATGTACGAATCAGAAATAATAAGTTCAAATGGTACTATATTTCAAAGTACAGACACTGATACTACTTTAACTTTTAGAGCTTATAAAGGTGTAGAAGAAGTAACAGATAAAATGGCAAGTATAGAATGGAGTAAGTTCTATTTTAATAATGATGAACTTCAAGAAGATCCTTATTGGGGTACAAATAAAAGAAACCAAAAGAAAGTGGTTCTTAATAAAGATGATATAGAAGGAAAAAGTATCATCCAAGTTAGTGGTTATGCAATGATAGATGGTAATCGTGAACTTGTTACTACAGCAAGGATAACTATGATTAAAATATCAGATATATACATTTCTGATATAACTCCTGTAGACCCTTCTGATAAAATGATGTGGATGGATACTAATTCTACACCTCCTACATTAAAAATATGGAGTGAAGATTTAGGTTATTGGATTTCTTCTGGGATGGATGTTCCAATAGTTAAAAATCTTATTAGAAATTCAAACTTTTGGGATACAATTGAAGACTATTATACAATAACTAATCCTTCTTATATTAATACGCCAACTAGAACTTCTTATATAAACAAACAATGGGTAACATTAAGAAGTAAAAATAGCAACAGCGAAAGTGGTGGTATAACACAAGAAATACAATATCCTATAGTTGCTAATTCAAATTATATATTTAGTTTTATAGGATACAGAGAACCTTCAGGATTCGATGGAAGATATACAACGGTTAGAGTTATCTCAGTAGATAATAAAAATAAGACTACTGATATAATCAATACTACTTATGAATTAAAAACAAACATCTCAACGATAGAAGTTCCATTTACTACATTAAATGATACAGAAAAAATAAGAATATATTTAGGAACACAAAGAAGGGGCTATTGTTGTTTCTATATAACAGAATTAAGTTTGTATAATTCTTCTGTATATTATCCATGGGAGTTATGTCCAGAAGATGTGGATAAACAAATAAATACTAAACTTGATAACAATAGAATATCTGTATTTAATACATTGACAGATAACAATAAATATAAAGCAATTTATGAATCTGAAGGACAATACTATATACGAGCAGAATATTTAATCCCTGAAGTAGCATCAATGACTGATTTGAATTCAGCAATGAACGTAATTAATCAAGCTAATAGTTCTATATCTGTATTGCAAAATGATATAAAAACATTACAAGAAAGACTTTCTATTTCAGAATCAAAATATAATGCTTTAGAATCAAAACATGATACTTTAAAAACAAGTTTCAATAGCTTAAATTCTGCATATGAATCAAAAGTGGCAGAACTAACAGAGTCTATTAACAATCTAACTAAAAGAATTGAAGCTTTAGAAGCTAATAATAAACCTGAATCTGAACCACCACAACAATAATTTAGAAAGGAGTGATAATTTTGGCATCAAACTATTTAACAGCGACTGATAACAAAACTAGCGACTTCACTTACCAAGAAAGTATCGCTGCAGATGGCGTTTATGATACGGCTTGTTGCATTGAATTAAAACCATGTATAAAAACTAATTTGAATAGTATTTTTATAAGATTAAATTCTGGAAATAATACTATAATCGCAACAAAAAGTACGGCAGTTAATTATAGTATAAAGATACCTAAGTCTTGGTTCAATAATAACAACAACATTTTAACAGTACAAGTAGATACATATGATGCATATAACACTTATATTCCTGGTACATATTTTCACTCTATTCCATTATATAATACAAATGGCAGATATGAAAATAGAGTAAGTAACTTTGAATATCCTAGTGGAGTTTATGCAGGTGGTACTTGTATAATTAATATTTTACCTCCTAAAGATAGATATGGAAATAGTTTAAGTACAAACAATTTGGTTTATGAAGTTATGATAAATTGTTTTGGAGAAGTAGCAGATAATAAAATAGTTGCTAGTAACGTAAACGCAGGAAGATGCAGCTTTGTAATTCCATCTAAAGCAGGAGCTTCTTGCGTAGCTGTACATGTAACTACCATAGAAAAATCTTCTGGTGATAGATTAGGAACAGTTGTACATTCTATTCCATTAGGACAAGGACAAGTTTCTAAACAGACACTTGATAAACCTCAGATAATACTTCCTGAAGGATATCAATTAACAATTACAGAAGGTGTAAATGCTAAATTTAAAGGTACAAGTACTAATATAAATGATTATATGATTATTTATGCTAGAAAAGAATGTGATATAGCAGAAGCGGTATCTAAATATACATCAAGTGCAGGGTTTTATGCTGCACCAAAAGCAGAACTTAAACAGCGCTTACTAGATAATGTTAAAGATAATACAGATTACTTTATATTAAAAACATTCGATGCTTATAACTCTACTTTTATAACTCAAGATAAAAATGACCCTACCACATTCAATATAAGAACACCTGAAACAAACGATTATGAAAATATAGAAGACTTCTATGCTTTACAATGGTTCAAAGTAAATCCTAGTGATTTAGTTTATTTATATGTAATAGAACGAAAATGGGTAGAAGAAAAAAGAACTGAAACTACTACAACAGTAACTTCTGATTATAAAACACGAGGTCAAATTAATGTAACAAACTGGAAATGTTTCCATTGTGACCTTGCTGATTATAGATGGTGGAGTGTTCATAATAATTGGAATCCATATGGACAAATAAATTTAAATACATTAAAGTCATATTTTAATCAATATAAAAATCAAAACTTTAGATTAATACTTAGTATAAAAATGGATAGACAAATCAAACATCCACCAGATATAGCTTTTAATCATGTTAAATATTCAATGGGATCAAATTATGCAACACCTATAACAAATGGACCGTCTAATACTTTTGATTATTCTATACCATTATCATATGTAGAAAAGCTAATAAATGAAGGTCGTAGTACTATGTGGATGCATACTTTCTGGGGTAAAAACCGAAATGATCATGCACAAGCTGGATATGAATATGGTCATGTAAAAATTGAAACTGCAGTAACAACAACTAACACTGTAGTGACAGGCGGAGTTAGCTATTATATTTATTCAGATAGTGAAGATTATATAAAAGATGTAACAAAAATACCAGTATCAACTATGACTCCTTATATAGTTGTACCTCCAGCAGTTAGACCTTTAGAATTAAAACTAAAAAATAGTACAAAGACACAAGCTACTATATCATATTTAAACCCTCTATACGATAAAGACACACAAGCTATTTTTCCTACGTATACTAATCTTGGAAGTATGACATTTGATGTGTCTCAAGGAGATAGTTTAAATGATTGGTCAGCTTTAAATACGACAGATAAAACTTTATATATTAATCAAAATGAAAGACGTTTAGATACTTATGAGAAAAAACTTACACTACCTCAATCATTATTGAATTCTATAAAAGGTTTATCTTCAAACGATTTATATATAGATTTAAATATAAAATCAATTGATAATAAACCATTAAATTTTAAGCATATAACATCTAGTGATATTAAAATGCAACTTATGTTCTCAAAATCAGGCTCTAATATAACAAGATGTGTTGATGTCAATTCAGATATAATGGATTTAAAAAACAGTACTTATACTATACCAAAGATATTAGTTAATAAAAATATTATAACTGATAATAATTTTGATACAATTCATTTGTTATATAATTCAGATGAATATGACAAAGGTAAAGCTTTTAATACTGAAAATTGGGCTATGACAAATAGTGATGGTTCAACATCTAACAAAATAGGATGGAAAAGATATGGTAGTAGTATTGGACAATGTACTTTTACAATAGATACATTTGATATAGCTAGATACGCATTGAATTATGATAGAAGTAAAATCAGATTGTGTTTAGAAAACTTATCATATGACCAAGCAATGTTATATCATGCACCAAACATTACAGTAAAATATAAAAATAATAAAACAATGACATTGTATCCAACTAATACAGGTCAAATAAGACGTGGTGAAGATATAATATATGAAATAGGTTCAGATTTATTTGATGTTGGATATGACGATATCTTAGTATTCTCTATGACTCCTGCGTCTCCATATCCTCAAGACTTATCAGATATATCATTCTCAAATGCGTATATAGAAGTTTTAGGTATGGAATCATTAGATGAAGTAGCAGATAAATATGCTCGTGGATTTACAACAGCAGTAAGCTTCTTTGATATGAAGAAACAAACAGCAGGTGGCAGCACAAGTACTTCAGCATATGACCCTGTTGAATGTGTCGATATTATAATGTGTTGTTTCGATTCTAATAAAAACTTAATTAATAAAACAAGTGGTAAACGTCGTGACATATTTAATGGTAGAGAATTTATTTATTATACTGATAGAAAATGGCATAGTTTTGTTAATGAAAAATATGCATATGATTCTAAATATAAAAAAGAATACGATATGACATTTAGTATTCCAAGCAATACTGAATATATGTTCTTTATAGCATTTACTTATAGTAACTGGCATGATAATCCATCTATATATTCTATGAGTAACATAGTAACATCTGGGGCAATAATACAAGATATGGGATTACAATTCTTAAATCCTACTCCTGTATATGACTCTAATACTGGAGCATATTTTGCTAATAGTGATGTAAATAATCCAAAAATTGAACTTATATTAAACTCTGAAAAAGGTGGGTCAATTTCAGTCACAACTACTTTAGATAATGGATTTAACTTAGCAGAAGATCCATTTGATATAAATAAATGGATGTTAAACCCTATCATTTATTCTAACAATAAAAAATATGGTTATGAACAACCTATATTTGACACAAAAGACTTGTATGTTCAAAACAATGTAGTTAGTTCTATTCAACCATTGTATAATGACATAGAATATTATTCACAATGGAAAGAATTATATGGAAAAACACCTATCTCTGAAAAGACAGTAGATGTTAATGCAGATGTTGTAGATGTAAATTCTAATTATACAATCTACGAAGATGAAGGTGATAAATTTATTTCTAATAAATCAGTTCCTTATATAGAACTTCCAGCAGAACTAATTAATTTTGATAGATCAAAAATAACTTTATTCCTTGATGCTGATTTCGGTGTAGGAGGAGAAACTATTGAACCTGATAAGTTTGTTACTGAAACATACATGGAAGATTATCAAATTACTAGATATAGAGGTAACAAATGGGGAGTTAAAACTTTATGGACTAGTAAGATGATGAATGCATTTGAAGATGTAGCTTCTATAGAAGATATTAAGATAGAATGGGGAATGAAATTAAATAGAGATCATAGACATCCTACAGAAGGACGAAGAGGTCCAATACTTGTAGAAGATTTATGGGTGGATGCAAGTCAATCTTACGACTATAATCCTGCAACAAAATTCCCTGATGAATGTAGTGGCAATAAGATAAAAGACTATGGTGGACATGATATATGGCATCAAAACTATGGTGATTATATTTATTTTGAAATAACTAATCCTAGAATAAAACGTTTATTCTTAGAATGTAACTGCCATAGACGTAGACATGATGCTATTATGTTTGAAGATTATCAATACGATTGGTGTTGGGATACAACAGTTAAAGTTAAGTTCACTGTTACTAGAAAAGTTAAGAATGACGGTTCTCCACTTTACAAAAAACAACCACTTGGTTCAGAACATTATGGTTCTGCTACATGGGTTCCAGGTTGGGCTATGTATCAAATGCCGAAATTTAAATATAGCAATATTCAACTTATCAAAGCACCAACAGCATCAGACCCTACATTCATTGCTAAATATGATGTAAGATTATCACCAGTTATATTCTATTATAAAAACAATCCTGTTACAGGAGACGCTTTAGGTAATGTTTATAAATATACATGGGGAGATAATCCAGATGCTTATATGAAGTGGGAAACAATTACAGTACAAGGCAAAGCACCTTATACACATTCTCAAACACATTACTATATTGCTTATGAATTGCCTAATACAGTTTATGATACATTTATTTTTGACATAGATAAAGATGGCGTTATAACTACAAGGTAAAGGTGGTGTTAAGAACATATGGCAAATACTTATAGCTCTTGGGAGTATTCCCAAGGGCCAAATCTTTATATTGATTCATCTGGTTTCAAATCAATAGATGATAAAAAGAACTTTGTTTATTATTATATTGTAACTTATAGTCCAGTTGAATACAAGCGAAAAGTTACAGATGAAAAAGGTGTTTCTACATACGAATTCAAATATAGTTTTGGATCAGATAATAGTGCTAGAAAAGTTCTAGAAGAATGTGAATTTTCAGGTAAAGATCAAGTTACAAAAACAGTTACTCATACTGTAACTGAAAGTGGTTTTAAAGATACTATAACAAAAACATTCCATATAGATACAAATATAAACTCCAACATTGATGTTAATAGACCAGATACTGTTAATCCTTACTTTAGAATAAATGCAACAAATTGGACATTTGATAGTGGATCAGGTCTTGGTTCTAATAATCAACCTCCAATATGGAATGATAAATATTATTTTGGATGGGTAACACAAACTAAAACTGGTCAAAGAACAGAGTATAGAACAGAATCTTATACTTATTATGAAACAGAAAGCTATCCTGTTTACTATACAGAATGGGAATATGGTATAGTTGACTGGGGATGGTATAACGCACTTGTTAATGCTGGAGAAGACTATACTCAGTATCCTATATATAACTGGTATGAAGTAACAAGAGTGAGTTATGAATATCGTACTGTAGCTCGTACAGGTTATCGTCAAGTGCCTTATACTGTTAATTATACTTATACAGAATTATATAATAGCCATTGTACACTTGACTTAAAAGCTGTTAGGGATAAAATAGGTGATTATGATGAATATGCGTCAATTGCTTTCTGTATTAGAACAGGTAAGGCTTTAAATAAGCCACCTAAACTATATATGGATACAGGTACTTCTTCTACTAATTTAAGAACAGAATTACAGCCTAAAAATTCAGGTGCAGTAGGTGCAAATGAACTTATAGAATACTATCTGCCATTAAAATTAATTATGGAAACATTCAAAAATTATTCATCTGTAAAAATAATTTTACAAAAAGGTAATTGTAATAGCACTGAAGGATATATAACTGAAGCATATGCTTATGTTGAATTAGATACTGCAGGAATACCATATTTAAATTTAGTTGTTCAAGCTTATAGCAATGAAACACAACAATGGTTTACGGCTTGTACTATACCTTATTTAAATTATTTAGAAATAGATGAATTGAAAAATAATAAATCAGCTATGTCTAAGAATTTATTCTTCCCGAATGATTTACCTAAAACAGATACAACTTATAGAATACAATTAGATACTAACCTAGCAGCAAAAGATTACGAAAGACTAACTAATTTTAGAATAGATGTGTTATCTAAACAACTTATACCTCCTGGCTCTATAGAAGATAGAAAAGTATTTATAAGCAATGATACTTTAGATTATGATTATGAGATAGAAGTTGGTTCAGTTGATGAATTAAAACTTAATGCTTTAGGTTATGACAAGTTCAAAGCGAATACAGTTCCTGGCTTCTTACAAAAAGGAGCTAATGACGTAGCTGCTTATCTTCGTCCTACTTCTTGTGTAAGTACTGAAGGGTTTGATGAAAAATCTACAAACGGTTGGCTTAGTTATGTTTCTAATAAAAATGGTAACTGGGTATCAAATAATATCTTCATGGCTAATAGTTTTGATTTCCCTGAAGTAGGTATTTTACAATCAGGAGAAAACCTTAAAAATGAAATTTTAACTTTTAATATTCCTTATAATAACTTAAAACCTAATTCTACTTATGTATTAAAGTTTATAGTTAATGCTAAACAAGGATTCTCTATATCTGATTTAAATACAATCAATGCTAATGATGCAAATAAAATAACAAAATCAACATTATATACAGAATCTATAGCTGATTCAGCTAAATGTACAATAGATAATGCAAACACTGTATTCTATTCTCCAATGTATAAATTAAAAGATGGAGAAACAATGCAACATGTAGACGAATTTAGTGTATGTGATATGGATGTTAATCTTGAAGTTGTAATTAAAACAAAAAATGTTACAGCTTCAGATACAGGACATATAACACTTCGTATAATAAGAAATGCTATTAAAAATTTAACTATAAAAGGTATGCATTGTATATGTACTGATAGCTCTGGAGTTAGATATATAGATGTCATAGAACCATATAATATTGATATAGATACAGGTAGACAAAATGAATCAAACTTAGTTATTTACTATGATGGATTCCATATTGAACATATTAATCCATTATTATATGACAATATGGCTTACTTAAGAGAAGAATTAAATAAAATTAGAGAGCAATATGAATTACCAGCATACGAATGGAAAGCTTGGGTTAATCAATTTACTGGTAAAGACACTGTTAAAGTTGATAAATGGGGACATGGTTATGGAGTTGAAAAAGGTCAACCATTACGTGCTGCTCACTTTAATGAAGTTAAAGAATGCTGTATAGATACTTATACTAAGTTACTACAATTAAAACCTCCAGTAAGTTTAAATACAAGTCCTTCTATGTTTAGAAATAATGCGAATTTGATTCCTCTTGATGATGCTGATCCTAGTCAAGGATATGTATTACAACACTATAAAGATAAAGATGGAAACATAATGGATATAGATAGATACTTCCCTGAATGGAGACAATTAATTGATTTAATTAATAGAAATTAATAATAAGGGCTGTAGTAAAATATTGCTACGGCTCTTTTTGGTAATAGCTATTTAGAGAAAATAATATATTAAAGGCGGTGAGTACGCTTGTCTAGAAAGTTTAACGCTGGACGTCAAAGTGATTTGCTTTTAAACGAAAAGCTACATGATCTTTATACTTATCTAGAGTTTGTTCCTCATGGTAAAGATGAAACTAATTCATTATCAATGCCAAAACAAACAAGACAAACAGCAATTCCTAAAGGCGCTTTATGGTTACAACATCCAATTAATGATAGAACTAATAAATTAAGAGTTCATACAATGCCTGGAGCTACTAGCGAAGATGAAAGATGGCCTTGCTTATTTGAAGGGTATTATCATCCTGCTTCTATAAAATCTAAAGAAGCTCCTGCGAAACCTGTTCATGGACAATTATGGATAAATGAAAAGAATATGTTAATGGTTTATGATGAAGAGACTTCTACAGGTAGTTGGGTTCAAGTTGCTGCTAAACAAGCTGATGAAGTCAATTATAATGTATTTAATGGTTTAGATTTTCAAATGATAGATCCATTATTACCTAATGAGCCAGGCGATACTGAATACTCTATTCCTTATGAGTATTATGGTAAATTCTTCGCTGCAGAAGACCATGATGAAGAATTTATTTATTGTCATCCTAAGAAAGATGCAGATAATCCTCAATACCCTACTTATGAACGTTTAACTAATCAAGGTGCTATAAGTGTAAAAGATGAATCGGCAGATTGTAAAGCAAAAGCATGGGTACATATCAATCCATTAAACTTAAATAAAATAACAAAAAGATTAATAAAAATAAACAAGCCTAAAACATATTATAAATTAGCTCCTAAAGATAATAATGGTAACTTTATTACTGAAGGTGCATTAAAAGTTGTAGGTGATGATAGAAAAGTAAATGAATACGATAAAGAAACAGAAGTTAAAGTTTCTATTGCTAATAAATTTAAAGCTAATGAATCTATAACTTTTAAAGTAGATGAATATGTTCTTCCTTATGAATACACAGACCAGTATACTTATTTTGTAAATGTACCTGCTGGTAGAACAGAATTCTATGCATTTAAATCTAGTGAGGCTCGTAACTTTGATAGTTATAACAATAAAATAGGACGTTTATTAAAACATTACAGTCTTAAAGACGGTATGGAAGATGCGATAGTTAATAATGACCCTACTATATTAGATCATAGAAATGATTATGAAATACAAAGTGGTGGTATTTTATTAGATAAAAACATTGGTGAAACTTATGATTATATCTATGCTATCACATATGATTTTAGACAAGAACATACTATAGATGGTAACTTAATAAGAACAACTAGATTAAATCTAGATGAACCAGACCAAATGTATATAGGTAGAGTTTCAGGAGAACCTGTAGTCTTTATGGACGGACTTTATCTTGAAGCTGAAAAAGATGGTTGGGATGAAACTGGTAATGTTATAGGCAGTACCTCAGTTTATGAGTATGTTAATCAATCACATATAGTCTTTTCTGGTAACGATGTATTAGATGAAATGCAAATATTAGTTGTGTCATTCCCAAAAGTAAATATGTATAAAGATGGTAATGGCGTAGAACAAAGAAAAGAATATATAATAGATGAAAGAATAATTAAAAAAAGATATGGATATACAGTTTGTGCAGAAGAAAAAGATGCAAAACAAGTTGTTGAAAACCCAATAGATTCTGATAAACAAATTGCTTACAATGAATTAATATTAAATCATCCTTATTTAGAAGGTCAAATTGACGCATCAGGTAACTATTATGTTAAAGATACACAATTTAGAGATGCTGTTATAAAATGCGCTCCAACTGATTCCATGTGGGAATTCTATGACCCAGAACATCCAGAAGAAGTATTAGTATTCTATAATGGATTAGCTGGATATACTTTTGTTGCTAACGAAGTTGAAATAAATAAAGCTGATTATACAATCACTATAAAAGACTTCGGTGATATATATGACAATAATGGTAGAAGTACTGTGTTTGTTGTTTATACAGGCAAAGGTAATTACAGATCTTATGGTGTTTTAGAAGACGGCGCTCTTTATGACCCTAATGTTAAAGCTAATAAAGATTATTTAATTATAGTTGATGGTATAGTAATGTCTCCATATAATGAAGATATAACTATAGAAGAAGTTGAACAGTTAAATGAAGATGGCACAACTCAAATGGTTGGTAGAATCACTATAACAGATGCTACTGTTGCTTTAGATTCTGAGTATACTCTTGTAGAGTTAGTTAACTTCGATAGTGATTTAACTGAAGAACAAAATGAAAATGGTGTAATGGTTGTTTATGATGATATGTTTACACCTTATACTATTCCAATAGTAGATGGTAACTCACAAAACTCTGTATCTGATTACAACGATTGTGATTCTGCAGTGGTAATGAGTGGGCCAGGGGCTCTTGTAGATAGAGCAGCAGTACTAAGAGACTTTGATCCTAGTGATGTATTTGTTGGAGGACAAATAGTTAAAGTTAGAGAACAAACTGCCAAAGAAGAATTATATGAATATCGTTTATATTCATTCTCTAGTGAGTACACTGTACTGGATCCTATAGAAGACTATGCTATAATAGCTGACTGTGAAAATATGATAACATATCATGTGAATCAAGGTACTGTAATGCTAAATCCAGTTGGATTTGAACAGTTACCAGTAACAGTATATGCTTATACTTATATAGATTCAGTCGATGAAAAATTAATGACTGGTCGTAGACTTTCTGCAATAGAAGTTCCTGGTCATGCTAATACAGGTACTTCAATATTTAAAACAAATAGAAATCACCTATATGATTTAGGCGTTAACTCTTTATCTACTTATCTAAATGGTGTAATGATTCCACATGTAGAGCCAGTAAGTAATGATATAAGAACAGATACATTCCATATCAATAAACAATTCTCTAGTATGTTTATACCATTTACTAATAGATATGAAGAAGCAGAAATGGATTATAGATTTAAAGGGCAAGATATGTACAATGTACTTAAAGTAATCAATAAAGATTCTAGATTAGATAGTAGAATAGAAGTTATAAATGAATATGGGGAAATAGATGCTTGTTTAGTTCAAAAATTCTTTAATAGCGAACATCAATTAGAACAAGCCAAAGCTCTTAAAGAATATATAGAAAACAACATGCGTAATAATAGACTTTGTTATTTAATAGAAAACGTTGAGAATAATGAAAGAATGTCAAGCCGTAGACATTGGAATGCTCCAAGATATGATAATGGTAATATGCCTAACACATATACAACAAGTATGAGATTGATTCCAGGTATATTAAATGTATATGTAAACGGTATTTTATTACATAAAGATGATTATGCAGTATTTGATAACAATAAAATCATGATAGGTTTTGATTTAGTAGGAGGACAAGAAATACTACCAGCTAATAAAGGCGACTATAATCATCCTTATAGAATCATAACTAATGAAGGATTCAAATATATAGAATGTGAAGGCGACGATGAAATCTTAATAGAAGTTAGAGACGACATGACAATTAAAAAGCGTTCTTATGAAATAAAAGATATATCATATGAAACTTATACTTTTGATATACTAGATTATGAGTACCCAAAATCTTTATCAGTTACTAAAGATTTAATTAAGATATACATTAATGGAGTACTTTATGACGGTAAGTATACTAACATTAATGGTGTAATAACATTATTAGAATGTGACTTAGAAGAAGATCCACTTTACAAACAATTAAGAATGCATCCTTCTATGATGGAAGAATATGAAAAACAATACGGCGAATATGTTAGACGTACTGATATAATAACTTTTGAATGGAGATGATACAATGTCTAAAATAAGTTTAGGTCAACTTGATTTAACAGCACTGCAACAATACTTTGAAATTGTTGCAGGCTTTAGAAAAAAAGATGACAAAGCTATTGATGTTCAATATGTAGGAGAATATTTACATCCTACAACTGACGATAGAGATGCTGCAACTGAAAACGAATATTCTAAAGTAGAAGCTAATCAAGTTGCTATGGCTGCTCTGGATGAATATGGTATGCCTATAAGCTATGAAGATGAAAATGGTGTTATAATAATACCAGAAAGACAAACTGTTAAAAACTCTTTAATGCTAGGTGGAATACCTGCTGAAGAATATCTACAAACAGTTAGAGCTGATACTATATTAACAGACGTAAACCAAGCAACATATAATATGGCAGACGACATAAGAAACCTTAAAGATGAATTATATCAATTAAAAAATCAATTAGTTAAAACAGGAGCTATAAAAGACTCTAATGTTTACAATGGATTTATAGATTCATTCATAGCTGACCATCAAAAACATATAATAAGTACAGGTGTTAAAGTAGAATCTGTTTCTGGTAACTCAATATTTGTTGAGTCTGTTGCAGATTTAAAAATAGGTGATTATATAGTTCTTGAAGAAGGCGAAAGAGAGAATAAAAAATATAATATACAAGTTATAAGTGAAATAATAGGTTTGAAAGAAATCAAGGTTGATTATGAGAAATCAATAGGAGATATAGGTGCTAATGCAGGTTCTATGATTCAAAAATCATTAGGTATAGGTGCTAATGGTAAATTCGTATTTGGTCATAAACCTGAAAGTGGATATGTAGACGGTAAAGATACTAGATTTATAGTTAAAGACGGTATAAGTAGAATAAAAGTATTTGAATTAGACCATGCTAAACATGGTTTCGGTACTGAAATCAAAATACCTGCATCATTAGAAAATAATACTATATCTGCAGTTGAATTTAGTTTAGCTGTTAAAGGAGATCCAGGTTCTGTTAGAGGAGTATTCTGGAAGTATGATGAAGCTGCTGCTACTTATACTAAAACAGATTATAGAACAGAATCAGTTAGTCCTTTAGAAGCATCTGGATGGTTTAATAATTTTAAAAGAAAATTAACTACTGAAATGCCTGTTGTTCCAGGTGAAAAATATTTATTAATATTAGAAACTGAAGCAGGAGATGCTAACAACAAATGGTATATAGGTGGATTTGCTGAAGAGGATTGTCTTGATGATGTTCATAATGATTGTTATATACAATCTAATGGATTCTTATATATATCAGCAGAAGATACTGATATGTTCTTAGTATTAGATGCTAAAGAAAAACGTGAAGCTGCTATAAAAAGAACTCATATGGGATTATATACTTGTCATTTTGATGTATATCAATCAGCTGCTACAAGATTAAGAGTAGAAATGTGTATAAACCAAGAAGGTTTATTCAAAGTTAAAGATAACAATGCTAGAAATTTAGCTCGTGGAAGACAAACTGAAGTGCCTATAGAACCTAAAGGTGTTAAAATATTCAGAGATAAAGTGTTTGAATCTGGAGACCATTTAGTTATAGGTACTCAATTAGGAACTGTAGCAAGTTGTGGCTCTTCTAATAACAACGTAGTTCCTAAAGAAGATATGTACATAGCTCATAATGCTGATGTATATAGAGTAGGATATAAAATACAAGCTATAGTTTCTAATAAAGAATTCGACCCTACATTAACTGGTGTAATAGAAAGATACAAAGACGCTGAACATTATGATTTAGAACTTGTAGGAGTTATCCCTGGACGTGATATAATAAGACCTGAACAATCTTCTGATAGATTAATATTTGAATGTGATTTATATAATCAAGATGATTTAAATGATATGAAATTAAAACAATTTAATCATGTAGAATTACAAATATTATGGCAAGCAGCAAATGAAATAGACGATAACGTACTTGCTGTTAATGAAGAGTTAGAAGGTGCAATATTCGATTTATCAATATCTGTGGATCAAGCTTATACTAGAGATCCTAGAGGAGGTCTTGCATAATGGGTAGAGGAATTAAAAAGATATCAGAGAACGTTATAGCTGACAAGCGTTCTCTGACTCTTGTTACTACTAGTGGTGGACTTTCTAATAATACTGAGACTGTTGACCTTGTAGGTATAAGAGATACAGAAGCTATGCCTTTAGGTATGCTAAATGTAAACTATGGTAACTTAGGATTATCAATGAAAGTTGATACAAATAAATGGAGTAAATTAGATGCTAGAAACACTTTAGTATCTAAGACTATAAACTCTAATCTTATAGGTAATGGTGAAGTTAAATCAATTAACATAGGAGATAGAGCTGTTACAACAGCTAAGATTGCAGACAATGCTGTTACTTGTAAAAAGATATATAATAAAGCTCCTGCTAATGGCTCTGAAGATTTAAGAATAGCTACAGATAATCTTCAAGACCAAGTTGTTACTACACCAAAAATAGCAAACGCTAATGTTACTACTGTTAAGATAGCAGATAGTGCTGTTACAACAGGTAAAATTAAAGATGGAAACATAGTTACATCTAAATTATTTAATGAATGTGTTACTAATGTTAAGATAGCACCAGACGCTGTATCTACTGATAAGATACAAAACAATGCTGTTACATGTGATAAAATAGCTGATGGATCTCAAGGTGGTAAAGACTTAAGAATTGCAACTAGAAATTTACAAGACCAAGTTATAACTAATCCAAAATTAGCTAATGGTTCAGTTAATGCTATTAAAATAGCGACTAATGGTATAGCAACAAATAATTATCAAAACTATAGTGTTACTGAAATAAAATTAGCAGACGACCTTATATCTACTATCAAGCTTAAAAATCATTGTGTAACTAAGGAAAAAATTGCGCCAGGAGCTATAGATTTAGATTGCTTAGGACCAAATATATCAGACATAATCAATCGTGCAGTTGTACACGACGGTAATGGTAATGTTACAGGTGAAAATAGATCAACAGTTCTTAATGATATAAAAGCACTTGGAGATATATATGCTCGTAGAGTTTATAATGTTGTTTATATGGATATCGCAGAAGGATATATCCCTGGTGAAGAATTAGAACCTGGAGACATAGTAGCAATGCACGAAGATGGTAAAGTATATAAAGCTACATCTATTAATGAATGTATAGTTGGTGTTGTATCAAATGAGTTTGCTAATTGCTTAGGAGCATCTAAAGAAGAGTTATTCTCTGGTGAAAAAGTAGCAGTTGGTATGATAGGTAAGATACATGTAAAAGTTAAAGGGCCAGTTAGATTAGGTCAACGTATATCTGTATCTGTATCAGATGCTGGAGTTGGAGTAGCAAACTGGATGAACAATAATAATATAGGTCAAGCATTAGAAACAATAGAATGTGATTTTGATGAAATACATACAGTATTAGTACAGGTAAGACCAATGTAATTTATGGCGTCTCTTTTTAAAGGGGCGCTTATTTCTTATGTAATAATATATTAGCTAAAAGGATGGTGATGATAATTGATTAATGATACTATTGATTTTGACTATGCAATCTCTCAACTTTTACAAGGAACGAATACTGATATTTATCTTCAAGCGAATGTTTTAAACAGTGACTATATGAATAAATCTTTTGAACAAATAGAAAATACGTTAAATACTTTATATGAAAAGACTAGATACTTAGAAGATTCTATAGCATATACAAAAGAATTTCTAGAAACAAAGATAAATTACTTTAATAATGAAATCAACTCTGTATTGCATGAAATAGAAAACGTAGCAAACTCTTCTAAAAACCTTGCATATATTTCTTATAACGTACCATTTGTTAACAATACAAAGGTCTTATCAGATAGAGACGGACGTCCTTTGCATCCTCTAGAAGTTAGAGATAATAAGCATTTAACATTAGGCTATAAAAAGAATGATGATATAAAATTCAGCAGTTGCAAAAGAATATCAAATCTAATACCTTATAAAGATAATCTTGACAGCATTAAAACACTAGGTAAAATAACTAGAAATAAAAATGAAGCATATAGAACTATATATTTAGAAGAACAATTAAGATCTGATGGTTTATTTGAAACTATCTCATTTTATTTTGATCAACCAGTAGATATAAATAATATAAATATAAGCACATCAAATTGTAAAGTTGAAAACTTAAAGTTTGGTTTGGTTTCTGGTGTTGCAGAATACATAGACGAATATACTATTGATATGCCTATAAAAGCAAGACAGTGTGTATATATACAATTTGATTTAGTTTGTCTTAATTATGAGCTAATTAAATACGAATTAGATAAACGATATATTGAAGAAAATAATCTATGGGGCAACGTATGGAGCAATATAAAAGAGTTTGAATATAAATCTGCATCAATGACTGAATTACAATCTAAATTTGATACATCAATGGTTATATCTAAGTATAATTCAACTAAAAATATTAAGAAAATATATAGTGAAGCTCCTGAATCTATTATTGAATATAGTTTATTCTCATATATATTTGGTATAGATAGTTTAACTATTAATAATAGTGAATTCTACACTGATGGATATATGATTTCAGACCCAATACATATAGGCAAATTAAAATCAAGTGCGGGAGAATATATTAGATTACATGTGGATCATAATAAAGGTCAATGCAGTGAAATATCTTATTCTATATTAGATGGGGATATAGAGTATCCTATAACAATTATAAACGAAGATCGTATAGAAAATGAATTATTATTTGGAGAAGGTTATAATACTAGATTTGAAATAGACCGTAGCGATGATTTAGATTATCAAGAAACAATTAAACAAAATGGAAATATAGTAGATATATCTTTAAATGATGCACAAAAACAAATAACGCAAGCAGTTATTAACGCAGCTAATCTTGATGAAAATACTGATAATAAAGTCATTGATAGATATAGTGTTACTTATAAACCTGTTGATAATAAATTTAACTTTACTCCATTAAATGATACAATACAAATTAAGTGTTATATAAGAACACTTAATAAAACTGTAGAACAAATTCCTTATATATCTAGCATATCAATAAGAAAATATGGGGAGGAATCATTATGGACAAACAGATATTAGACAATTATATAGAGACATTACAGAAAAGATTTGAACAAAACTATACTGGTTTTGAAATGCATCCAGAGGAAGGCCGAGAATGTAAAATTAATAACAAACTAGAAGAAATCAGAGATGATTTAATGCAAATAGATATAGCATTAGTTAATGCAGGTGATCAAGTTTATAAATTAATGACTAATACTATATTAAGATTAAATAATATACATGCAAATATAATGGTTGAAAAAGAACGTTATCAAGATATGCAAATGTTATGTAACAAATACAATGACTATGATAATGTTAGAATATTAAACAAAGAAGATTTTAAAGGCGACAATTTTACTTATAGAGAAGATTGTAATTTACTTATGCCTAAACATAGTAGCGCTACTAAAGTACCAATTACTATATTAGATATTTCTGGTAATGGCTATGAAGGTAACAAATATGTATATAAAGATTATATTTATACTAGTTCTGTATTAGATACATCTAAAAGAAAAAATATAATCGACGGTAAAGAAACTAGCTATTATGAATACTCTAGAATAACAGTAAATAACGATGAAGATATTAGCAATCCTGATTTCAATAAAGATAATAAAGAAGCTCAATGTACTATGACATTTCAAGCAGAAGAAGGTATTAATGAAATAAATATAAATACAGACGATACAACATTAGAAATAGTTAATGTGGCTTATTCAGTGGACGGTATAGAGTATGAAGATTTACAATTACCGTATGTTTCTGTTAACAACAAGCTTGACTCTTATGAAAACTACGGCTATGTATATGGAGCAGGACAAATTGCTTTCCCACATAAGATTCAGTTCTTTAAAATCACATTTAAATCTAATGGTTATAAGAATGATTTCTTGGCTTATCAGAAAATGCTTTTACCTGAAGGACAAGAGTATGATGAAAATGCAAAACCTCAAGTGGATCAATATACTACATTAGTAAAATCAGCAAGACGTCATGTGATTAAAATAAATGAAATAACAGCTCATTTATATACATATCCAACTAAGAGTCAAATACAAACACATGAATTATTAAATCAAAATATGTATGCTATATCTATATTCTGTAATGTATATGTACCACAAGGTTTAGGAGATGACGCTGTTAAATTTATACTAACTATTAATGGAATAGATTATGAAGTTGTACCAATAAACAGTCATAAAAATGGTACAAAGATAATAAGATTCTCTACTGGTAATGCTAGTAGTCCATATACAGAACGTATAGGTGAAGTAATAAAATCGGCTCATTTAACTATTATATTTACTAATACATCTAAGATTGCGCCTCGTATAAATAACTTAAAAGTATTATTTGGAGGTGAATTATAATGCAAATATACAAAGATATGATTGAGAAGTTAAAGTTTCATAGAAATCATATAATTAATGCATTTATTAAGAAGAATTATTATCCTTCTAAAGAAGAAATAAATGACCAATTAAGACTAGTTGATTCACGTATAGCTTTATTTGAATCATATATATCAAAGCCTGGAAGTTATATGAACGTTAAAGAACTTAATTATTGTTTTGAAATGTTGGCTAAGGATATTGAAATATTATATAAAGTATTAGAAGATATACTAACTAATGAGTATACAGCATTAAGTGTATATATTGAATCATCTTTAGCAGAATTAGAATCTAAAGCAGATTACTATAGAAAAAGATGTACTGAAGAAATACATAGTAAAACATTAGGAACAACAGTATTCTTCCAAGCTAATAGCTGGAAAGCTTCAGAAGAAGATGAATCAAATATAATAGACTTAGGACCTATTGATTTAGTAGAAGGAATGGAAATATCATGTTTTACAGATTTCGTACAAGAAAAAGATGGAGTATCTGTTCTTCCAGATAATGTAGAAATAGTATTCCAATTTGATAATAATGACCCAGATAAAAGTTTCTTGGCGCTACCTTATAATTATAATAATAATTCTTATAAAGTACCTGGCGATGTTACAATAAATAATTATAAAATAGAAGTGCCATTCTCTACTGTTGCAGATGATTATGTACAAATCACTGATGCCGATATCAGTTTCGATAATAAATATAAAATACTAGGTGGGTTAGGAGGTATGCAAGTAACATCTAAAGCTACAGGAGAAACATACTTGTATAAATTTGCTAACATAGACGATGCTTTCGTAGCTCCTGAAGACTGTTTCGTTGAATTTTATGTAATAGATGGACATCAATCTCCTAATTCATTTATAGAATATTCATTTACGGAACAGCCTATATCTACTAACTTCTCATTACAAAATGGTACAATAAACTTAACTAAAGACGTAGTTAAGATATTCATAGAATGCCAAAAAGGGCTAGGTATGTTCTTCGCATTGCCATCAGGAACTATATATGCATCTTATGAAGACGCTGTAATAGTAAATAAAACTACGTTCTTATACAAAGGTAACTGGGATATACGTGACTTTGTATTAAGAGAGTATGTAAGAACAAATATAACAACTTATAATACAAAAGTGTTTATTAAATCACCAGAGAGTATAATTGATAAAATTGATTCTATATATATTAAGGAAGTGACGTCATGATTTTTTATAATATGAGATATCGTGGGCCATACGAACTTGATAAGTTTAGTTTAAATATATTTAATTATGTGAATTATGTAAATGATTATATATATGATATTAACAATACGTCTGAAGAGTATTTAACTTTAAAAGATTTGCAAGAAAAAATAGATGAAGTATTTTATGATACAGTAGGGGATTATCAATTAAGCGATCAGATATATAAAAACTTTATTATGATACAAGATAAGGAGCGTGATTAATTAATGAAGTACACACTTAACTCTCAAGAGTATAATGATATATTTAAAAATGCTCAAGAAAAGTTTGACTCTGAAATGTTAAAACGTGATAAGATGATTGCAGACATGAATAAAAAACTAATGATAATAAACTATGCTAATGAATTTATTAATGATAAGATAGATAGAATAAACGTAGGAGCTTATTATAATAATAAACTTAAAGTATTTGATCAAGATATATCTGGTTCTTATAATCAATATGGTTATATGGTTCATCCTAAATTTAAGTCTGATCCAATAGATATATTTAACTTAAAATTATCAGATGGTAATTCTATGTTTAAAGAATCTATTATAATATGTAAAGTGGATGGAGAAGACAATGAAGAATATAAAAACCTTCTAGTAAATGATACATCTCCAGCTAAAGAAATATTATTTAAAGAAAGACTTAAACCAGACATTTCTATATCTTATGAGATAAATCCAGATGTAAAAGTTTCTTTAGGGACAATGCGTTTTAATGTTATAGAAATAGATCCATATATAAGTGGAGCTTATGACATATTAAAAATAGAAATATTTACAATGGATAGTACGACAGCTGCAGTGGCTGACATACCTAGTGTTATAATTGAAGGTATAGAAAATATAGGTAAAACTCGTGTGGTTCTAGATGAAAAAGTTAAATTTAGTAGAGTAGTATTTCATTTCTCTGTTAGAGATTATGCTACTGAAGTAAATAATGTACCTATATATCCATTTGGATTAAAACATATACATTTTTATGAAGCTAATTTCCTAGAAGATTCTTGTGCTATAATGCCTATACGCTCTAACGATTATTTTGAATATATCTATAATGATATAACTTTATATAGCGCACTAGGACAAATAAAAACAACTACAGATTATTATAATATAGAATTCTATACAGATTTTGATAATAATACATTGACTGGTAGAGTTTATACATCATCAGAAGCACAAGCATACCGTATAATAAAAAATACTAAAGTTTTATATGCAAAAGTACCTTTAATATGGGTTAATACTGTAACCAATGAAAAGAAATATTTAAGTTTATCTGGCATATTATTTAATTATACAACAGAAGAAAGTATACTTCTAGATATATAAGAAAAGCATAAATATAAAAAGTGTGGCGAAGAGAGAAGTCGCCACACTTTTTATATTATTAATAAGACTTAAAAACTAGTTAGATTTTAAATGCAAACTTAAGGTATAGTTACAAAGCAAAAACGCAGCCACTAGGCTGCGTAAGAATAAAATAAATAAGGAGATGTTATATGAATAAATTATTCAGTTAGTTTACCAGGCTAACCGAAATAGTTTTTTACAACTTTTAATTAATAACTACTTACATCTATAAGTATATCCCATGAATCAAAATAAAACACATATTTTTAAAAATTTAGCAAGGTTTTTTGCCGCCTTTTTTCTTTCCACCTTTTTTTCCACCGCACTTTTTACCTGTACCACATTTAGGATATAATGCCATCTTTATCACCACCTTAAAAAAGTAGACCCAATAGTAAGGGGAGAAAAAGCTACTGGGTCTAGAATGGAAGGAGCGTTGTATTATGTGTTATATGTAAATAAGAGAGAGTGTGTAATATGTTTGAGCTTTTCCGTCCGCTCATTAATATATTACACTACTCTGTTCTTATTAGATATAACCATAGAAAATTTTTAACTATTGTAATTAGGATGATTTTTTATATTTGAATCCTCACTACTATATTTTGTAAACGTCATTAATTTTCCGCCCATGTTTTTATAAGTATTCCAAGCAGGTATATACTTATTCCATGTTCCTCTACTGTTATATAAGTCCATTGCCCAAGTATAACTTGCAGCAGTTTTTCCAGATCCCCATTGTAATACGTATGCGTCCATATTCTTTTTACCGTTCCATGTATTAGTGTAAATATCAAAATCAAAGAAACAGCCGCCTGTATCTTGTACAGTAAATATACCATCTCCTGCTTGACCAGCAAGTGCAGGAATGTATATCTTAGTACCATAAGGCATATTATGTGATGCACAATGAGCATTGTAAACTAGAGTACCGTTAGCTCCTTGTCCATCTCCTTGATAAGCTGTAACAACTGCAGATGGTATTTTAGCAACGTAATTAAATCCATTAATGCTTCCAGCAGTTTCATCTACTCCTCCACTGCTACCGCTTTGTGGTTGTTGAGCAGCTGCTAAATCTGCTGCTAATAAATCAGCAGGTCTTACAAAGAAATAGTTACCTTTTGTTAGATAATAATCCATAGATGATGCAGCTATACCTTTGTCTTTACCTCTAGCATGAATTATTTGATTGTCTCCTACATAAATAGCAGCATGAGATGTAGTTATGAATGCTAATTGATTACATTGGTTTTGAGTAACTGTACCTGATGCTGTTAATAATATGTCTCCTGGTAATATATATTTCATATTTTCTGAATTACAAGGAATCATTTTACCACCTTTTTGTATCTCTCTAACTAATGTTCCACCGCTACAAGATTTAGCATACATAGATTTTAATCCTGCATGCATATAACAACAAGATACAAACGATGTACAGTCATAACCAATTTTACCTGTACCATTACCAGCTTTAATAGTAACAGGTTTAGTATATTCACAAGTTCTATATGGTTGAGAGTACCATGCTTTACCATCAACACAGTCTTGATATATTTGTTTAGCCATTTCTACTATTTTCTCTCTAACGTTACTAGAGAATGTTGTACTTGATCCAGGTGTTCCTACTTGTATTACGCCAGGTGTTCCGCCGCTAATGCTTGATCCACTATAGACTGTATTATAATCTTCTCCATTATAGTTATATAATGAGCTAAATTTAATACCATATTTACCTATTCTAAGTTTATTAAAATCTTCAAAGAAGAAATTCTCTGATGAGTATTTATTAACTTGAACAGCATCAGCAACTTCTCTAGTATCTACCCAAATATTATCACGTATTTTAATTTTTTCTTTGACTTCTTCTATTATAGCTGCATCCATAGTAGGGTCTAATTCTGCTAATAAATCTTCTAAAGAATCAGGTCCGTCACCTTCTACATCAGCTTTTTGTCTAGCTACTATACCTTCATTAGGATATAATTTAGTGTCAGGTTCTTGGCTATTAAAGAATGTTTCAGCCCAATTCATTTTAAAGATATAATCTTCTTCTTTAAGTTCAGATACTCTTTTTTGAACTTCAGATTCGTCAGAACATTCTTTTTTAATTTGTTCAATAGCTTGTACTTTATCAGCAGCTTTATACAAATCTTCTAATGTTGTATTAGGTTTAATACAGTTGGTTTCTTCTGTAGCCATTGAACTATAATATTTACTACTTCTATGAGTTATGTCATTAAGATTTCTGAATCCTTCTAAATCAGTATAAGACATTTGCATATCATCTAATATAATAGAACCATTCAATCCTGAATCGTCTAGTATTCTATATACTTGACCTAGTATAGGTTCAAATCTAGTACAGTTTAAGCATTGATCTATAGTAACAAGCTGTCCATCGTGTACTCTATCGTCGTGTAAACATCTAATACATTTGTATTTATTAAATGTAGAATGCCCACCATAATACACACAGTTGATATTCATACGAGCGCCTAAACGTCCTTGATTTCTAATAATAGTAGATAATATATTCTCTAATCTACTTAATCTCTTCTCTATACGTTTAGATTGATTCATCATGGCATCTGATACCATAGCAAAGTTCTTAGCCATAGGTTGAGATATAGGACAGCCAGGATGGTTACAACTATATAATTGGCCTTCTATTTCATCTATAAATACTTTAGGGTAATGTCTTTCTAAATCAGTTATCTTTTCATCATAAGGATATGGATCTGTATAGTTAACTGGATGATGTGTTTTATTAGACTCTTTCTTTTTGTCTTGTAATACATCATAATCAAAAGATAATTGTTTAGTAAAGGCATCAGAAGATGTTGCTCCGTTTTCTTCTATAACCGCTACAGGTATACTATTAGGGCTTGACGCATCTGACTCTTTAGATACATATCCTGGAGGTATTACTAGATCAGGATATATAGGTTCTACAGTTAAGTCTTGTGGTACAGCTAGATAGTTCAGTTCTTCTGCTATAGTAACACAGTGGTCTTTAGATCCTGGGCCAGACTCTATAACTTTGTAATGAAAAGTATTTTCGTTACGAGTAACAAACTGTTTAGTCATAGCGCTTATTCTATCTTCAGTACTTATTTGATTGTCATCTACAGATGCAAGACCTTTACTATATGGTTCAAAATCCAAGACATAATCATCAACTAATTTGAAATCAGAATACTCTATTATTTCTTCAAACATTTCTTGAGTTATAATAGTTTGTATCTCTGGTTGTTCGGCTGAGGCATCAGAAGGTTTACCTTGAACATATTCCATTTTGCCTCCCCAGTCGTCATGATTAACTCCTCCTGCGCTGTTTCCTTCTATAGGCGCATCAGTATTATTTTGTTTTTGATCTTCATATAATAAGCCATTACTAGGAGCGCCTATAGTACCACCAGGAACCGTACTCATAGTAGGTGTGCCGATTACTCCACCTGTTCCTGGAGATGTTGTACCAGGATTAATAGAAGGATTATCTTTAGTTCCTCCACCTGGATTAACATATAATAATGGGTCTACTTTTTCTCCATTGATATGAATTTCAAAGTGTAAATGTGCTCCAGTACCTACACCAGTGTTACCAACCTTACCAACTTCTTGTCCTGCTTGTACTTGTGTACCTACAGCTAATGGAGACGGTTGAACCATGTGTAAATATCTAGATGATACACCGTTACCATGATCTATTTTGATATAGTTACCAGCAGACTTATGCCAAGCTACATTTTGTACAACAGTACCAGCAGCATAAGACATTATAGGTGTACCTGATGCAGCTCCTATGTCTATACCGCCATGATAACTAGAAGCTCCTGCACATGGAGGAGTTCTTGGTCCAAATTTAGATGATACTTTACTAATCCCTGGAAGAGGCCAACCAAATACTCCACCTGTTCTAGCTAATGAAAAACTAGCTATTTCTATATCGTCATCATCTAAACCTGGTGGTAAGTTGCCGCTTTCTTTCTTAGCTATCTGATCATACCATGATTTAGCATAGTTATATCTTTTAGTATCAGCCGCTTCACTTTCACCACAACGTTCAAAGCATCTACGGAATGCAACAACAGCTCTTTTTAAATCAGTTAATTGCATAAATCCTTCAACAGTCAATCCTTCTTTTGATTGTAGGAATGATTTGGTAGTAGGATCTTTACCTTTAAGTTCTTCCATACACCATTCTGCTTGAATTTTTGCATCTGTCCAAGAACCGCCTTTAGATGATGCATAACTTTTCAATGCTGTAAGTCTTCCGCCAAGCCATTGACATAATCCTGTGGCTCCTGATGAAGGATTTACTATAGTAGTACTTAAGTTAGACTCTTGTTGTAAGTTACCTAAGATAGCACTAGCAACTTCTGGAGTACATCCTGCACTAATAAATACTTCATAACAAGCATTTGCAACAGCATTTCCAGATTTCATTTCAGTATCACCAACTATAGGTGCAGATCCTCCAGGGGCTCCTACAGTAGGATAACTACCATTAATAGTTCCAGCTCCTATAGAACCAGTTGAGCCACCAGATAAACCAGAAGAACCAGCTGTATATGGTATATATGTTTTTTCATATGCTCCATACTTAGCAATTCTCCAGTTTAATTGTTTTTCTACTTCAGTTAAGAAATCTTGCCATGCAAAAGGAGCAAACTTATTAGTATCTCCTGTGTTTAAATATAAAAATGGAGACGGTGCTCTATTTAAGTCAAACTCTCTCCATAAATCTGCAACTCTTAATCCATGTTCATGAAGTATTTTTGCTAGACCTTCTATTAAAGCTTTCTCATAAACAGGATATTCTTTAGTATCTTTAGGACACATAAGAGCAACTGTTATATTATGTTTTTCTCTTTTAGATTTAAATAAAGCTCTATCAATATAAGTATGTGTGTCATTATCAGTAAAACCTTTTGATTGTTTTTCTTCAGGAACAGAAGATGTTATACCATCTTTACCTATAATATAATGATAATCTCTATCCCAGTTAAGTTCTTTAAAATGATTCTCCATTTCTGAAGCTTCACATGCATTATAAGGTGGATAATATATAACAGTTACACCTTTTACTTCATCCATGTTAGTTGTATTTTCTCTATGATCAATATCAGGTAGTTGAACTTCTATGTCTGTAGGTGATGCATATAATGGAGTATCTAATAATGTTGTTCCATATCCTCCACTTGTTTGTGTTATAGTATATCCAGGAGTGCCACCTGTACTAGGAGTACCCATATTGTTTCCTGGTTGTACTGATATGTTAGAAGTATTTAATTCTATAGGTGTATTGTTTTCATTTCTAGATTTGATTTGTTCTTTAAAATAAACCCAGTTAGATCCATCTCCTGACATTATAGAAGAAGGACAATTTTTAGGTTGTGTATCACCATGTCTAACAACATGGTCCGCATCTATATTTAATTCTTTCATTAAATATCTAGTTAATTCTATAGCAACTTCTAAGGCTTTAGCTTCATCAACAGATGTAACTCCGCCGCCGTTGTTACCAACTTCTATACCTATAGAGTTACTATTGTTGGCACCACATGGTACAGCAGGAGCTTTACTGTTTGCCCAATCAGAGCAACCACCTTTACTCATAGCGTTACCATTTGTATGGATACCTTTCCAAGACACTTCAAGCATTTGGATTATTTCTTTATCATCACATGTAAAGTGAGTAGAAACACTTCTACCACCTGGATCGGTAAAAGTATTATAACAGGCAGATGCTGAACCTGGTCCAACGTTATGTATAACAATCCATTGAGGTTTCATGTTCGCATTTGATTATTATCTTTTACCATCATATTGTGACGGCAATAGTTTCTTCGTAATGTTTGCCACTATTTATCACCGCCTTCGTCAGGAATCTCTCCTCTTTCTTTGGCTAAATATTCTTCTAATGGTCCATGTTTATTAGGGTCGTATATATCTCTATCAAACATAGTTCTTTCAAGAAACTCTCTTTCAGCTGCTAGCATTTGTTCTTTATAAGATAACATGCTCATTGCTTGATTAACTTTTTCTTGTGCAGCTTCTCTCTTCATTGCTAATTGTCTATCATAATAATAATTAAAATCTACTATAAAGTTATCATTAGGGTCCCAATAATATTCTTCTCCATAGCTGATTAACTTTTTAGTAATACAACATCTAACGCATTCATATGGATGTGTAACACGTTTTAGTATTAATGCCATAAAATAAACCAGCCCCTTTCTTTTATTCATATATACACATTACCAAAGAAAAAGGCTGGATATTTTAATTATAAGAATAATTCAATAGGATTTTTAAGTTTAGAGACATCTATAAAACGTGGTGTTGTATCAGAAAGAGTATTCTCTACATCAAAGACACATCTCTTACCGTCAGCGTCCATATTACATTCAATTTGTTTAATAGTTTTGTCATGTTGTCTAACTGTATTAGATTGTTCTTTAACATATTTAGATGATTTAAATGCTTCCATATCTACAACTTGTTTTATATCATTAACTACGTTGTTAGCTATTTGAGTAAGCATGTCTTCATTATTACTCATGGCTTTTAATCCTTCTTCAGAGAAGTTACCTTCTATAGTTTGAGCTGCTTGCAATTTAGTTGCCATTAAAGCCATAGCTTGTTCTTGTATAGTTCCTTGATAATAGAAGAAATATACTTGTATGTCTTTAGTTTGAGATAATCTCCAACTTCTTCTACTAGCTTGTCTCATAGTAGATAAGTTATAACCTATTTGGAAGAATATAATAGTAGTAAAGTCTAATAGGTCAAGACCAGTTTCTACTAGTGCAGGGTTAGTTATCATAACTTGTGCGCCTTTATTTACTTCTTTAGTTATGAATTCCATACGTTTTTCTGCTTTAACAGATGCTTTAAGTTCAAATGCTTTTATGTCTTCAGAACATAGATAAGCAGTTAGATGTTCACCTAAGTCTGTAGTATTAATAGTATTATAATACACTAATACTTTTTCTCCTGCAGCTATTTTGTTTTGTATGATTTCTAATAAACGCTGTTCTTTATTTCTTATAGTCTTTTCTAATGGTACAGATTCATATTCTACTTCATTTGTATCTGGGTGTACTATAAATCTTTTACAGTGTGGAGCATCAGGATATTGAGTCATTAATTTAATTAAACTACTCATAGTCTTTAATGATTGACCGTCTCTACGTCCTACTCTTTGTCTAAAGTGATCTACTATTTGATTATAATAAGATAATGTTTCTGTATCCATTTCTATAGCTACAGGTATTTCTTCATAGTCAGGTAATCCTTCAGTCATTTGGTCTAATGCTATGAATGCTGTTACATTTAATAAGAATTTAGTAAAGATTAATGGTGATACACCAGGTAATTCTTTTTCTCTAGCAGAACCAACTCTATTGCCGCTTCTACCTCTGCTAACTTCAAATGTAGATTCTCTAGAAGTAACACCAAATAGACGAGCGAATTCCATTTCATCTTCAAATCTAAATCCTTCTTGAGTCATGACATGAGGGCAAACTCTAAATAAAGTATAGAATATATTAGATGCATATCCATTAAGAAGTGTTCCTGTTAATAGAAGACAATGCTTCGCAGCTTTCATTAATAAATGAGCAGCATGTCCTTGTAAAGATTTAGACATTAATTGATGCATCTCATCTAATATTAGATAATCAAATAATCCATTCATTCTTTCGTATATATATTGAGCTACTGGATATTTCTTAGGACCTTTATATGTTATATTAAAGCATCCATTTTCTTGATAGAATTCGTATTGGTCAAATAGTTTATTAAATAATGTAGATTCTTTCTTATCCATTGATTCTTTAGCCATAAGTTTTTCAGTTTGTTCTATTACATGTTCTTGTCTTATCCATCCTGCTTCTCCTAGCTTGATCCAACCATGAGTTTGATCGTCTCTATTTAATGCAGTCCAAAGTTTTGCGCCACATTTTTTAGTTTTATATGCATGAGTTTTATTATCCCAAACTTTTATTTCATTAGGACATATTGTATTAGTAGCAAGTTGTTTTAAGAAATCAAGCTCAGTAAGATTGTTTTTAACTTTAGTTTTACGACCATATATTTTAACTGTTTCTTCTTTCCATATTGGTTGACCACATTCAGGACATACGAAACATTTTTTAGATTTACTCCATACTGCTGCAGGTCTTAAATCAAAACCAAGTTTAGCTATCTCTTTAGACATTATAACATATACATTCTCTACTCTGTTTTTAGCTCTTAATTTATTTTCAAGAGCTAATAGTTCATCAAGGTTGTGTATGATATAACCTTTAGCATTAGGTATATATCTTTCCATTTCAGATTTCCATTTCTCAACTAAGTGAGATGGAGACATTATTAATGCATTAAAACCTTTATATTTATTAGCATTGTGAACATAGCAAGTAGCACCAGCTTGTAGGGTCTTCGATTTTGTTATCGCACGGCTTTTTATCCGTACTTCTACACCATTATAGTGTAGTCCAGCATATCTTTTCACGTTAAGAGGTACGTGGTGCGGCCTCGTGGCAGGATTATATTCTCATTTGAGGTTCACCTGCTATGCGTTGCCCCTGACTAAGTTTTTACACCTAGCCTTCGGTTCGGATTACGGTATATTATACACCCGCTTCCCCGCTTAATTCCGCACTAATCATCTTAGGACTTCATTAATCCTCTTCTTGTCCTAAGACGGCAATGAATTTGGTATATTTTCTATCAAGGTAAATAGTAGATTTATTGTATAAATAGTCAAATATAATTCCAACTTGTTTGTTTCCAGAATACTGAATATGATAAGCTTCTCCATCACGACCTCTTTTATTAGGCGTTGTTCTATTTAAAATATTTAATATTCTTTTATCATATCCATCTAAAAATGCATTAGTTCCTAGTACAGAAAATCTTAACTGCCTTTTTGTTCCTCTATTTGGTGCAGAAGTAGCAATGCTACCGTCTCCATCAAAATAACCACGCATAAAATGATGTATTAATTTTTCTGGAACCTGTTCACTTGTTGGAAAATTTAATATTAAGCTTTTGGCTTGAAAACATCCTAGATTAATTAAATCTTGTGCTATTTTTTTAGAATAAATACTTATACGATAAGATTTTGTATCAGGTCTATAAGTTATATCATTATCACATTCCATAAAAGATTGAAATTTAACTAAATGATTATAATCACATTCAGCTAAACATAATTCAACTCCGTGATTTACATTGATATAACCATCAGCATAAAGAAATCCTAGCCAATAAGCTTTTTCCTCAGTATCTACAATTTCAAAGATAGAATCATTTAATGTATGAATTCTTTTTGCTTTTGAGATATTATTTTTATTAGGGTCTCTAATTATTATACCGTCTTCTTTGAATTTTTTAGATAAAGATTTTCTATTTATATTTAACTCTTGAGAGATTGCTCTCAAACTTTTACCTTGAGCATATAATTCTTTTGCTCTATCATAATTTATCATTCTAATCACCTCATTATGATATTACTATGAACTATATGCTATATACCTCACTACCACAACCCATTTCTCCTACTATTATACCATGTTTATTTATGTTAAAGTTATTAACTGATGATTGTATAACAGCAAGTTGTGCTTCATACATTTCTATACCTTTGTAATGTATATAGTCATCTATATTATTAAGATATCTAGTATAGTTGTCAGTACCAGGTATGAATTTAGGTCTAAACTTATTTTGTATTTTATCTGCAAGTAAAGAACCAAATATAGATAGATAGTCATTTAAGCCATGTATATCTTCTAATAAAGCAGAAGGCTCATTAGATCCATTTATATTAATAGCGCCTGCTCTTAAGCCGCCTTCTATTATATTCTTAATAGTTTCTTGATTTCCTACATACTTTTGTATTTCTACTTCTCTAATGCCTTCCATAAGAAGTGTTCTAGCTTTTCTAATTACTCTTTGTTCTTGTAGTTGATTATAAATATAATTTTTCCATTCAGGTATCATTGGTACAGAACTATATTTATATAATTTATCATATAGTAATTCAATATATTTATCTTGTTTGAATGGATCATTTTCATATGTGTACATATAAATAGTAAACTCTTCACTATTATTTGTGCCCATTTTATGATAATCTTTTATATAGATATTAGCATGAACCAAGTCACTGTTTTCGTTCTTACGTGTTTCCATTATATATTGTACGCCTCTAGATTTAGAACAATAACAGCCTCTTGCTCTTATTCCTACAGCCTCTCTAGATTTTATTATAACATCATTGATTCTATCTATTATAGTTTTATATCCTACAACAGACATAAATAATAAATCATTTGAATAAACATCATAAGACATTTGTGTAGCATAAACTACACCAGATATATCTCCAATTGATACTGGTATCAGATCAGAGAATGTTCTCGCATCAGACATATAATCTCCTCCTTATCCTAATTGAATATACTTACCATCTGCAGTAAATATATTTATTTTAACTTGATTGTTAATAGTTTCAGTACATTTAATTGTATTATCATCTACGTCTTCTCTATTAGTAGATATAACTTTAGTAGTCATACCTTTAATGACGTGGTTAATACCTTCCATTTCTTCTATAACACCATCTAGACAACCAGAAGTTAATACTAATCCAACTTGACCTATATTAAATGGTAATAAAGGTGCCTGGTCTTTAACTACTAATGGATCCATTTGAGAATCTAAAAAGCCGTCTAACATATTATCGGCACATGCATCTAATATATCGCCTATATCTAATTGAGAACCTCTAAAGAATTCTAATGTTAATTCTTCAGTAGGTAAATTATATGTGTGCATTTCTAAATCATGTATAGATATAGTATCAGTGTCATAATTTAAAAACTTAAGTTTATTATATATATCTTTATCAGATACGCTATTTATTGAATTCTTTGTACCCATAATAGTTATTCTTTTTAATTTATCTCCATTAGGAAGTCTAACTACTTGAACATTAGACAAGTTCTTAGATAAATACATAGCCAAACTAGGAACTAATCTAGTATATGGTATTGTTATTAGAAATAATCCACCTGGTCTTAGATATTTAATAGTGTTTTTAATTTCAATTCTTTCAGTAGGTTCTTTAACAACGCCTAGATGATCTATTTCTTCTCTATAACCTATTCTAGGAACTATAAATAAAGCATCAAAGAAGTTATTAGATATAGTAGAACCTTTTAACTCACCTTTTGCAACACGATTTAAAACTGCTCTAGCACTTGTTATATGTTTAGCTTCTTGTCCATAAGTAGTATCGTTTTCTCTACTAAAATTTTTAGCATAAGTTCCATCAAAACAATTTGGAAAGAATATATTAATGTTTTGATTTGTTATACTGTCTCTTAATATATTTAAATAAGGTTCAGGTAAATTAGTAAAGTATTCTTTATAACCAAACTGTAATCCATCTGCGTCATCATTTAATCTAAACTCATTCATATGTTCCATATCATTAGGATTTAATAAGTCTAACAATGATGTTACTGTTATTAAATCATCATGTGAATTAGCTATTCTAACAGTGTTTCTAAAACTATTAACTAATGTATTGTGAGTTTCGCATTTCTTTCTTTCTGATCCAGACTCACAAGATAGAATCATGTCTTCAAGATAAAGATTCATTGTGTCCAATGCATCTAAAAGTCTTTCTTTAACTATAGTAAAATCATCTGAAGGTTTTATTTTTTGTATATAAGATTTAAAACCATTAAGTTTCTTCACATATTGTTGTGCAGAATATAACATCTTCGCCATATTAACACTCTCCTTAAAAATATAATAAGTGTGTGGCGAGAAAAGTTAATTCGCCACACTCAATAATTGAATACCTTTGTTTGTTTTCTTAATAGTCGCTTTAATAATACTATCTTTCTTTAATAATTTCTTATTAGGTTTATATACATCAGCAAATGCTATCAATTCTATTTCTCCGTCGCCAGTATCGAATGTTAAGAATGCCATTTGCTCTTTTGTTTTAGTCTTATGTTGTTTAACACGAGTCACATAAGCTGTTATTTCTATTGGTTTATAGTTAGGTTGTTTCTCTAAATTAATTGAAGTAAAAGCATTAGCAGGATAAGTTGTGTATGGTATTTCTAATAAAGCAGTCTCTACTTCTCTATCTTCTGCATATAAATCTATTGTTAATTTATTATGGATAAATAGTTCTGATTGAGGATCTTCTTTACGAATCATACAGAATGTATTATAACATTCACATCTGTCTCCTAATGCTCCTGATAATATTAATGGTATCATAGCACGTTTCCCACATTTCTTTTTCTCTACTTTATCCATGATTTCATCTAATGGATCAATCATAGGATCTAATGGCATACATTTCTCTACTATTTCATTATAAGCAGCTTCACTAAAAGATGCGATAGAACATAAGCCAACTCTTATACAGTCACCTTCTATAGTAAATTTCCATGATGATTTTCTTATATCAGGTGGTAAGAATTTTATTCCTAGTCTTCTTGCATCTTTAAATATTTCATTAAGTTTATCATGACGTTTCTTTGCATCTCCTCCATTAATATATATATAAGACAATGTAGATGCTATAAACTCTTTTGGATAATGACATTTATAAAATGCTGTTGCATATCCTACCATAGCATAAGCCACGGCATGTGATTGATTAAATAAATATTTACCAGCATCTACTATTATTTTAAATATAGATTCAAATGCTTCATCAGATATAGTACCTTTAACATTCTCATAAAGCTTATCTTTGGCTTCTTTAAGTTTATCAAATTTCTTCTTAGCTGCGAACTTCATAGTCTTAAAGCTGTCTTCTATAGACATGCCCATATTAATACATACCTGCATTAATTGTTCTTGGAAGATAAGGGCGCCATTAGTTTCTTTAGTTGCTTCATCATAATAAGGATGTATAAGATGTATATTATCTAATCCTTCTTGTATTCTCATATATACTTCATC